TTCATTATGCCTTTTTTAAACTTACCGAAAATATTATTCACACATTTAAATTTTATTATACTGAGGTAGATAATATTGAGGATTTACAACACGAGGTAATTACTTTCCTACTATCTAAAATCCATTTATTTAATCCAGAAAGAGGAGCTAAAGCATATTCTTATTTTGGAACTATTGCTAAACGTTATCTTATTTTATCAAATCAAAAGAATTATAAAAAACGTATTGATACTATTGGTTTAGATGCTATTGAGGAAGATGAGGAACATTCATATAGTATAGATGATACTTCGCACGATGAGCGTTTATCAATGTTTATAGATATATTTACCGAGTATTGCACCAAGAATATTTATAATTTATTCCCTAAAGAATATGACGCTCAAATTGCGGATGCTATTTTAGAATTATTTCGTAAAAGAGAACATTTAGATATATTTAATAAAAAAGCTCTTTACATTTATATCCGTGAAATTGTAGATGTTAAAACCCCTAAAATTACCAAAATAGCAAACCAACTCTACGACATATTTAAAGAAGGTTATGTGTTTTATTTGGAACATGGATATACAAGTTTTTAAGTTTCATATTTATAAGAAACTAAATGTATATTTATGTCACAATTTGAAAATATTATTTTTGGTAAGAAAAAATTCTCTGATGTTTTAGAGGAAATTTACAATAACCAAAAGAAGAAAGATCAACAGGTTACTGCTCTAATTAATGAGTTAAAACCATTAATTTCCGATATTGGAGATGCTACTTTAGTAGTTCCATTGATTAAAGAATATATGGAAATTAGTGTAAAAAATGATGATATTTTAATTAAGATGGCTGCTTTAGCTCAACGTGCTATGGCAACAGTAACATCTGATGGTGCTTTAACTATTTCCGATGAGGAAAAAGAGCAGTTATTATCTGCTATGAACGAGTTAAAAGGAGGTAAATAATGGCTTACGGATTTGGTGCTTTAAATAAAAATTTTAACACAAAAAATAATTTTAGTGTTGCTAATGCTCTTAAACAAGATAATATTCTTAGCACCGGAAGGGTAATTAATGTTATTTTAGATGGAGATGATGCTAATGCTATTGGTGATATTGAATTTATTGATTACAAATCAACACCAGGTGACGTTTCTACAGCATCTTCTGTTAATAATAAACTAACAGCAAAACCCTTATTTCCTAATATAAAAAATTATCCTTTAATAAATGAATTAGTAATAATTTTAAGACAACCAGATATTGGAATTAAAGCAACAACTGCTAGTAAATCTATTTATTATTTAAATATTTTAAGTCTTTGGAATCACCCACATCATAATGCTCTTCCATATGCCGAAGGTAACTTAAGTCAAACTCAACAAAAAAGTTACTTACAAACTACATTAGGAAGTCCTAGAGTAGTAACAGATCAACCTACTGAAATTTATTTTGGTGAAACTTTTAAAGAAAGAGATAATATTAATCCCTTATTACCTTTTGAAGGAGATGTAATATATGAAGGTAGATGGGGAAATAGTATTAGATTTGGTTCTACTGTTAAAAATAGACCTAATGATTGGTCATCAACAGGTACTGATGGTGACCCTATAATGATAATAAGAAATGGTCAAGGTATTAACCCTGGAAACGGATGGCAACATATTACTGAAGATATAAATAAAGATTTAGGTTCTATTTATTTTGGTTCAACTCAAAAAATCCCATTAAATGCCTCTAGTACATCTTATGTTAGTTATAAAACCAACCCCCCAACATTACCTTCTCAATATTCATCAAATCAACTTATAATTTCATCTGGGCGGTTAGTATTTAATTCATCCGTAGATCATATTTTATTTAGTTCTAAAAAATCAATTAATTTAAATGCTGTTGAAAGTGTTAATATTGATGCTCCAACAACAGTAATCCAATCAACAAATACTTATATTGGTTCTAAAAATGCAACCGAACCTTTATTATTAGGTAATCAAACTATTAATTTATTAGATCAATTGATATCTAATCTATCAGGATTTATGACTGTTTGTTCAACAGCAGTATCAACACCTCCAGGTACTCCTTTAGTTCAATTAAACGTGGCAGCAACTCAAGTAAATGCTTCTTTAAATGCATTACAAGCAAATTTAGAAACTTTAAAATCTAAATATAATTATACTGTATAATGGCTTCACCTTTAGATATAGAACAACAACGATTATTAGAAGCTGCTTCTACTGCTGCTAAATCTAAATCAGCAAGTGAAAAAAAAGTTGATGCTACAGCTATTGAACAAGCTACACCTGATAATCTTAAAGCAAAAGGAGCTGCTAAATTACCTCAATTAATTTATGTTTTAGGAAGTCAAGTAAATACAATTATTCAACCCTCTATTGATAAATTAATTATTGATTATGTTTCTAAATATCAAGCTAGTGGGGTATGTCTTACCCCAATTGAATTAAATATACTAAGACAACAAAGAGATTTAATAGTTAATCAATTAAATAATATAGGAAATAAAATTGAAGTTTTAGGTACATCAATAACAGGATTATCTTTTTTTCTAAATACTGCTCTAACATTAATTAATACAACAGATATAGCATCAATAGCAGCATCCGCAGCATTAAAACTTCCACCCGCAAATGCATTACCCACTCCAAGTATCATAACAACTTTATTAAATGATGCTCAAACTTTAATTAGAAAGATAACTTTTGATCAATACGGTAATTCTAAATTATCTAAATACCAATCAGTATTAGCAGGTTCAGCATTAGTTTTATCTATTGTTGGGGATTATATATTAACCGCTACTGAATTTTTAAAGTCAATAGATTCTGTTTTGCAAACTTGTGATCCAAATAATACATTACCTCCAATAACAAAATCAGTTCAATCTATAGCTGATGCTCAACTACAAGCACAACAAACTATTAACCAAACAACATATAACGGATTTATTATTGAAATAGAAGAAGTACCATATACACCTACAGTTAATCGTAGACGTGCTATTGGTAAAAACCAACAAGGTATTAATTTAATTCAAACAGAATTATCGTTTACAACTGATAATTTAACTTTGATTAATGAATTAAAATTAATAATCGACAGAGACAATTTAAAAGCTTATTAACTTAATATTTATAAACAATGAAACCATCAGATTTTAAAAAAATTATTAAAGAGGCAGTAAAGGAAGCTATTCAAGAAGAATTAAAAGATATTCTATTGGAAGCTGTTCGTGCCCCTAAAACAATTGTTACAGAGTCAATCAAGGACACTTACGCTCAACCACATTTATCAAAACCAAAACAATTAACCCCGGCTGAAAGACAAGCAATGTTTGGAGGTATTTTAGAAGAAATGCAAGGTGGAGGAGCAGCAACTACTGCTTACAACGGACAATTTCAACCACAAGGACCAGTAGATGCTATTAATGGAGCATTACCTGAAGGAAATGTAGGATTAGATCAAATAATGGCTTTAATGAATAAATAATGGCATTTGGAGCAAAAAGAATATTCCCTTTAGATACCAAACCAAGTGTTGGGGTAGGGGTAGCTTTACCTTTTAATGCTCCGGCTGTTTTTAAAACAACATATACTACACAAGAATCTATTAAATATAATTTAATTAATTTCTTTTTAACAAATCAACCCGAAAGATATTTAAATCCTACTTTTGGTGGTAATTTACGAACTTTTGTATTTCAACAAATAACAGAAGGAAATTTAGAAGGATTACAAACAAATATTGAAAATTCATTATCTCTTTATTTTCCAAATGTAGTAGTAGAAGAATTTACTATTGTACCTAATGAAGATGAAAATGAAGTTAAAATTAACCTTACATATAGTATTCAAAATACAGGTATAAATGACGCAATTGAAATCCAATTTACATAATGGCTATTAGAAGAAACATATCTTACATTAATAAAGATTTTACAGAATTAAGAGCTAGTCTTGTTGACTATGCTAGAACATATTTCCCTACTACATATAATGACTTCAGTCCAGCTTCCCCTGGTATGATGTTTATGGAAATGGCTGCTTATGTTGGAGATGTTTTAGCCTTTTATTTAGATAATCAATTACAAGAAACATATTTACAATATGCTCGTCAAACTAATAATTTATATGAATTAGCTTATATGTTTGGTTATAAACCAAATGTAACTCAAGTTGCTACTACTTTTGTAAATTTTTATCAACAAGTACCAGCTATTCAATCAGGATCTATTTATGTGCCTGATTTTAGTTATGCTTTATATATTGAACCTAATTCAACAGTAACGCAAAATACAACTAATAAAGTCCCATTTTTAATTCAGGACCCTATAGATTTTTCAGTATCAAGTTCTGGAGACCCTACAGAAGTTACAGTATATGAAATTTCAGGAGTAATACCAACCAAATTTCTTTTAAAGAAAACAAGAAAAGCAATTTCATCAACTATTGAAACAGCAGAATTTCAGTTTGGAGCTCCCGTTCAATACTCAACTGTTGAAATAAATGCTGAAAAAATTGTTGGGATTTTAGATATAACAGATAAGAATACAGGAGATACATGGTATGAAGTTGATTATTTAGGACAAGAAATGGTGTACAATTCAATTAAAAACACTAATACAAATGATCCTAACTTATCCCAATACTCAGGAGATACACCTTATATTTTAAAATTAGATAAAATCCAAAGAAGATTTGTAACTAGATTTTTAGATTCCGGTTCATTACAAATTCAATTTGGGGCCGGTACTGCAAATGATACTGATGAAGAAATTATTCCAAATCCAAATAATGTAGGAATTGGTTTACCTTTTGAACAAGATAAACTTACAACTGCATATTCTCCTGAAAATTTCTTATTTACTAAAACTTATGGTATAGCACCTTCTAATACAACTTTAGTAGTTAGATATTTAACTGGTGGAGGAGCTGTATCAAATGTTCCTGCTAATTCATTAACTGTATTTACTGGAACTGCTACATTTTTAAATTCAAATTTATTTCCCGGAACGGCTAATACAATTTTTAATACTTTAGGAGTAACAAATCCTATAGCAGCTGATGGTGGAGGTGATGGAGATTCAATAGAAGAAATTAGACAAAATTCATCTGCTAATTTTGCTTCACAATTACGAAATGTAACTCAAGATGATTATTTAGTTAGAGCACTTTCTATGCCTGCTAATTATGGAGTTATTTCAAAAGCATATATTGAACCTACTAAAGCACAATCAATATCTGCTGGTGAGTCTCAATCCGTATTAGACTTGTATGTGTTGTCATATAATGTAAACAATCAATTAACCACAGCATCCACCGCTTTAAAACAAAATTTAACTACATACTTATCTCAATATAGAATGGTTAATGATTCTGTTAATATTAAAGATGCTTTTATTATTAATATTGGGGTTAATTTTAGTATTATTATATTACCTAATTACAATAGTAATGAAGTTTTATCTAAATGTATTGTTGCTTTAAAAGATTATTTTGCCATTAATAAATGGGCAATTAATCAACCTATTATATTAAGAAATATTTATATTTTACTTGATGCTATTGAAGGAGTTCAAACAGTTCAAGATATTACTATTAATAATTTAGTAGGAGAAAATTTAGGATATAGTAAATATGCTTATTCAATACCTGGAGCAACAGCAGCAAATGTAATTTATCCTTCTTTAGATCCTAGTATTTTTGAAGTTAAATACCCAAACCAAGATATCCAAGGAAGGGTAGTAAATTTATAACAAAATTCT